TTTCAGATATTTATTTACAAATAAAGAAAAGTAGGGGTCATACTTGGAGTATGCCAAATTATAGAATATATACACAAACAGAACATTCTATAATTAGATCTTCAACAACAAACTTGAGATTAACATACCCAGGAATACAAACAACTACAACTACTTCACTAACAAGTGGTGGGGTTACTAATTTTTATATAATAAGAACAGGTTATGACAATTAAAAGTTTACTATTTGGGTTACTATTCCTTCCATTGTTTTCATTAGGACAATGTGTAAAAGTTGATTCAGTTTACAATAAAACTGATATGAAATCTATTGAAAATAGAAATGTATCATTTGGTATTAAACAAATTACGGAAGATATCTTACAAGATAAAGGATTTGATATTTGTCAAAATGGTTCACCTATATACGTTGAAATTACTTATATTGGATTACCTGAAAATACATTTAGAATTGGTGGATTTGTTATACAGAAAAAAATCACAGAAATTAAAGTTAAAGTAATAAATGGTATTAGAATTATGGAAGGAACTGGAACTTATAAAACTTCTGTAAATGCAATGATGCTTGAAATAAATGAAGAAGTACCATTTAAACAAACTGTATTATCAAATGCAATTAAATTGGCGTTGATAGATGCTTTGAAGTAATTATCTATTTTTTCAACTTCTCATCAATTTTTTCTAATATTTCCTCAATAACACCTTTACTATCAATAACACCATCAATAGCCATGTTAATAATAGCCCTTTTTTTATCTAATATTTCATATACTATGGTATCAACAGTATTGTCAAATAATGGGAAATAACATATAACATCTTTAGTTTGACCAATCCTATAAGCTCTATCTAATGATTGATCAATATTCGCAGGGGTGAAATTTAAATCGTTTACAATAACAACTTCAGCAGCTGTTAAAGTTAATCCAACACCAGCAGCAACGGTATTACCAATAAACAATCTAATATTTGGATTATTTTGGAAATCTTCAACCGCCTGTTGTCTATCTTTTTGACTTGTTTCACCATTAATAACAACACAAATATCCTTATATTCTTCTTTTAAGGTATTAACAACTGAAGTGTAATCAGTAAATACAATTACTTTTTTATCAGTTTCTAATGAATTATTAATAAGTTCTTTAGTGTGTTTTAATTTATTTTCAGCAACCCATCTTCTTAGAACCGATAATTCAACAAGTTTTTTAGCATAAGTAATATTTTTACCTTGTTCTTCACGCATTTGAATATATCGTTCAACGGATGATTCATAATCAATTTTATCGTCATCGTCTAATTCAATATAGATAGGTGAAATAATTTTATCTGGTAAATCTAACACATCTTCTTTTCTTCTTCTAATTGAAACAGGTTTAATTCTTCTATTTAATTCTTCTAAGTTTGAAGCACCATCCGCCTTGATAATTCTTCTACCTTTAATCATCATAGTTTTAGCATTACAATAACTATATAAAAATGAATTATAGTTTGTTGAAAGTGGATGTTCAACCATAAATAATAGAGAGAATAAGTCCACAGGTTTATTTGTGATTGGTGTTCCTGTTAAAAACCATTTCTTTTTAACCGATTTAACTATTTTTTTTACATGCTTGGTACGGTTAGCACTACTTGATTTTAAGTAATGAGCCTCATCACAAATAATTAAATCAAACTTCTCGTTTATTATTTGATTATTTACAGCAACCTCATCATACTCTTGAAATTTAAATTTAGGTTTTTTACCCTTTTTAGGTTTTTCAATAGTATTAAATTTTTCTAATATATCATAATTTATAATTGTCCATTTATTAGGTATCCATTCTCTTTGAATAATTGATACATTATTTGGATTATCATAAATGGATATTTCTTTTTTCCAATTAAGTTTAAGTGAAGCGGGACATACGATTAATATTTTTTTAACACCTGATTCTAATGCAGCTATTATTGAAGATGCTGTTTTTCCTAAACCTGGTGTATCTAATAATAAAAACCTATCGTTTTGAAGTAATTTAATAATAGCTTCTTCTTGATGCTTCATAGGAAGCCTTGAAGAATATTTATTCCAATCTACATTCACTTCTGGAATAACTCTAAACAAATCCTCATTCAATTGTGCTTTAGGTATCCAAATAAGTTCAGAAGGTCTATTTTTAAGTAGTTTAACTTGTGCATGATACACTTTTTCCTGTTCACCAACAATCTTTTCTATTAATATTTTTTCAATTTGGGTTGTAATATTAAACTGTCTCATTAAGGAGTTTCTAAAGAAGTTTGTTAAATCCAAAAACTTATTTACATCCTTTACTTGAAATTTATGATTGTTTATTATATAATTGGCTTGATTTTCAGTTATAGGTAAAAATGATTTCTTTTCTCTTGTTCTTTTTAATTCTAAGATATAAGGATTATTACCCTCATAACTTTTTAATATATCAAGAGCCTTAACTTTAGCAATATTATTTAATTCTATCATCTCTAAAAATATAACAAATTAGAAAAAAAAATAAATAAATGTTTATTTTATAGCTTATATATTTATATTGACCAGTACCTAGTACTTAACTAGTTAATCTAGAACTTGTTCAAAGCCTAGTACATATTGATCAGATCATATTTTATAAAATATATAATAGATATATTTATATATATGGCAAAGCAAAAAATAGAGTTTAATGATGAAAGTTTAACATCATTACTTCAAGAAACATATTGTGAGGTAGTTGATCAAAGAAATAAAGCTTTAGGGTTACTCAACAAGTATTTAAAAAATGTTGAAGAAAATACTGATTTAGCTATGGTTGGTAAAATCAATAACGAATTATTAAAAGTAATAGATTCTTCAATTGGTAAAAAAATTGAATTAGCTAAACTTATGGCTGATATTATGAATAAAAAAGGTAGTATAAAAAATGATGATTCTTCAGTAAAACATATTTCAAAAGAACAAAAAGCTGAAATGCGTAAATTGGTAAAAGAAATAAAAGAAGGTAAGATAAATATTAGTGGTGAATAATGGCTAATACTGGACAAGCTGATAAGAAAATCATAATTGATAGGGTACAAAACTTTTTAATTACACTTGAACAATTAAAAAAAGAAAAATTGGTTATTCAATCAACTAATTTTTCATTACCCTCATTAAGGATACCTAAAGATGATCCCTTTGATTTTCTTATGGACTTACTTGGAACTATGAAAGGTAAGAAAGCAGCTGTTCAAGAAGTTTTAAATTCTGTATTAGGTAGTATAGACGCAATAAATGTAAAACTTAAAGAAGGATTAAGAAGAGTAATTATTAAATCTTTTTTTTGTGACAATGATTTTATTATAAAACCAGAATATACTAATGGTACTAATAATATTGAGTTTAATATATCAAGTATAGATTATTTTTTTCTATTAAAAACAAGTCCATTAGACGATGTTAGTGGTGCATATGAAATAAGTGGTGGGTTAAATAGATTTTTATATAATACATTAAATGGTTCTGCAGGAACAACATCTTGGCAAGATTTACTAACTAACATTAGTTTTAATCAATCAACACAAGTTTTAAGTTTTAGAATAAATCCTAAATATACAAATCAACCTGTAAGTGTGTTTGTTAATGATTATGTTAATTCACTAACTATTGTTGATAATGAGTTTTTTAAATCATTATTTAGTGTGTCACAAAAACCAAATAAAGAATTACAAAAGAGATTAAAGTTTTTAAATAATTTAGTTAATGATGTTAGAAATGCCTGTTCACCTACTTTAAATGACGTAGGAAAAGATGATTCTGAAAAACAAGCAATATTAATTGACTTATTAAATAATAAGGGAAAACCATTAAGTGATGTTTTAGCTGAAAGAATTAATAAGTATGGTGAATTTGATAATTTAAGTGATGATTTTACTAATAAAATAAATCAAATACTTTGTCAACCATTAGAAACGCCGATAACAAATGAAACAGTATTAGAGGCTTATAGTCAAATAAATGATGAAATAAATCAATTAAATAGTATATTAAATAATATTGATAGTGTATTAAATAATTCATATCAAAATAATGGTAATGGGACAGGTAATGGTGGAGATCCAATAACTGAAAGTCCATCTTCTTTACCTACTCTAAATATAGATTTCAAATTAGGTATAATAGGTCAAATACCTAATAATATAAGTAGATTATTATTATCACCAAAAGTAATAATGTTATTTGCTATTTTAACTGAAGTGGGTGGTAATGAATGGAATGAGGGTTTTGAAAGTTTTTTAAAAAAATATACAAAATCTTTATTTGATATTATTAAGAGTGTTGTAAATCAAATATATGAAAAAATATATAAATTAGTTGCTGATAATATATGGTTAATACTACAAGGTTTAATATTACAAATTGTAAGTGAAAGAGTTAAGGCTAGATTATCAATAATTTTATCTTTATTGAATTTATTTAATAAATTAAGGGGTATTGATTTAAACATTAATTTTGGTAACTGTAAATCAATATTAGATGCTTTATTAAAATTAACTACACTATCTAGTGTTATATAAATAGATTTTCTTTTTAATTTTTTTTTATTATACTTGTAAATATGGAAAACAAGGAATACGAAAATGTAAATCACCCAAACCATTACAATACTTTTAGTAAAGAAGTTATTGATATGATGGTAGATATTTGGGGTATTGGGAAAACAATTTCTTTTTGTGAAATGAACGCTTTTAAGTATAAGATGCGTATGGGTGATAAACCAAATCAACCACTGGAACAAGATGCTAAAAAAGCCAAATGGTATTTAGATAAGGCAAAAGAATTAAAATCTATGTTTGATAATTATGGTGAAATATATTCAATCACGGAGGTATTATATAAATGATAGAATTTGCTAAAACAAATAAAGATGTTATTAAAACAGTCTCAGATGAGCAGGCTGTTATAATAGATAGTATATTAAAATTATATGTTCCAAGTAGACAAATAGATGTGGATCCAACTTATTCAAAAGGTAATTTTTATAAGAAAACATTTATACCTGAACCAAAACATAAGTTTGATTTATACCCACAAACGGAAGATACAATTCAAGCATCAGCTGATAAATTACCGTTAGATAATAATTCAGTAAATACTATTATGTTTGACCCACCATTTGTTGTTGGAACACCTAATAGTTCCAAAGGTAAGTTAGGATCAAATATTATATCAAGTAGGTTCGGTTCTTTTAAAAACATTGAAGAATTATGGAAATTTTATGATGCAGCTATATTTGAGTTTTCAAGAATTATAAATGATAATGGTGTTTTAATTGTAAAATGTCAGGATACTATTAGTTCATCAAAACAATATTTATCTCACATTGAAATAATAAATTATGGTATAAGACACGGATTTTATTGTAAGGATTTGTTCATTCAAACAACAAAAAATAGAATATTATCGGGCAAGCATAAAGTCCAAATGCATGCAAGAAAATATCATTGTTATTGGGTTGTTTTTACTAAGGAAAAAAATAAGGTAACATATAATAATGTTTGGAATGGAAATAAATAGAATTAAAAAAACTGAGGATATGACAATACCTCATTTGATAAACATTATTAATTTCCAATTAAAAAATGGTGAATTTAAAAAGGGGTTAATTAAAGAACACTGGATTGAATTGTTAAGGAGAATAGATAAAATATCTTGGGATGAAAGATTAATTAAAATGTATAATTCAGAGTTTTATGAAAAATATATAAAAACAGGTAAATTACAAAAGAGATTCGAACATAAAAATGGAGTTCCTTTAGATTGGGAATTAGAAGATGGGTTTGGAAATAAATAAAATACATAAAGGATTAACTGAAGAGTTAATTAAACAAATGGGTGATAAGTCAATTAATCTTATTATCACATCACCTGATTATGCTAATACAGTTAATTACGGTAAGAAAGTTAAACTATATAATGAAAATACTTTTGCCGATTGGTTTATACCGGTTATTAAAGATTTTTATGATAAGTTATCCGATGATGGTTCATTTATTATGAATATAAATGATAAGGTATCAAATGGTGAAAGAAGTATATATGTTATGGATTTGGTTTGTCGTATTGTTAGGGAAACAGATTTTAAATTATATGATAGATATATTTGGGGTAAGAAAGCGGCTTTACCGACAGGTGGTAATAAAAGGTTAAATGATAGGATTGAATATATATTTCATTTTGTTAAATCACCTAAAGATTTTTATTGTGATACTAACGCAATTAGAGAACCATATGCAGAAGCATCTGTTAAGAGGTTTGACTATAAGGTAATGGCAAATGATGTTATTGATGAAAATGGTTTAACTGATAACACAAAAAAGAAGAAGGTAAATGTAAATCCATTGGGTAAGGTTCCAGGAACTTTATTTCAATTTAATACCGCTGCAACTGTAAGGGATGAAAGTTCGGGTAGACATCCAGCTCCTTTTAATCCTGAATTACCTGATTTTTTTATTAAATGGTTAACAAGGGAAGGTGATTTGGTTTTAGATCCTTTTAACGGTGTGGCTTCAACAGGGGTGGCATCTTACAATAATAATAGAAATTATATTGGTTTTGATATGAATGAATTATATATTGAAATCAGTAAAGAAAGATTAAATAAATATAATAAATTAGCGTAAATTAAATATAGTATTTAATAAAATAAAACCTTATTTACACCACTTTTTATATTGTGACTATTTATTAATATGATAGGTAAAAAATTAACATTAAATGACTTTATTAATATGTCAAAAAAAATACATAATAATAAATATGATTATTCATTGGTTGAATATAAAAACAATAAAACTAAAGTTAAAATAATATGTCCTGAACATGATGTGTTCATTATGGAACCTTCAAATCATTTAAGAGGTAGTGGTTGTAAATCTTGTTTTAATTGTAGTAGGAGACAAGATTTTGTTAAAAATGCTAAAATGGTTCATGGTGATAAATATGATTATTCATTGGTTGAATATAAAAACAATAAAACTAAAGTTAAAATAATATGTCCTGAACATGATGTTTTTGAACAGTTACCTACAAAACATATAAATGAGGGACAAAAATGTCCAAAATGTAGGGGTTATTATAGAACTAATAATGAGTTTATTGATTTAGCGATAAAAATACATGGTGATACATATAGTTATTATAAAACAAAGTATGTTGGTAAAAAAGAAAAAATTATAATAATTTGTAAAACACATGGGGATTTTAAAGTTAGTTATTATGATCATTTAAAAGGTGTTGGTTGTCCAATATGTTCAATTTCTAAAGGTGAAAAAGAAGTAAAAAATTGGTTAGAAAATAAACGTATTAAATATATACAACAACATAAATTTGATGATTGTAGATATAAAAACCCACTACCTTTTGATTTTTATTTACCTGAACATAATATATGTATAGAGTATGATGGGATACAACATTATGTAATTAAAGATTTTTTTGGGGGTGAAAATGGTTTTAATGATATTAAAAAACGGGATAGTATAAAAGAAAAATATTGTGAATATAATAAAATAAAATTAATAAGAGTTAAATATGATGAAGAAACAATTGTTTATCTGGACAAAATTTGGATGTCCGGATTGTATTGAAATGAAAAATATGTTGGATGATGCTAACATACCGTACGAAGCATTAGAAAGTGAGTTATATCAAGGATGGGACGTTGCTGTTGAAGAAACTAAAAGTAATGGCGTTCCTCAAGCTGAGTTTGAATACCCTGATGGTAGTATTGTAAGGGTTTGGGATGCTGAAACATTGGAAGAATTATTCCAAAAAATTAAAGATGAGTGGGAAAAATAATTTACTATATTTACAAATTTAAAATATAGGTTATATA